GGTCAGGAAAATCCTTTCGTACATCAAATTGGTCAATCTGTTCTTGAAAACGTGAGTGTTGATTATGGTCCAAACGGTTGGTCGACTTTTAATGATGGTTCACCTGTGCAAATAAAAATGACACTCCAGTTCAAAGAAACAGTTATTGTTGACAAAAACAGAATCGATTCAGGATACTAATGTACTATTTCAAAACATTACCTAAAATAATTACGCCAGACCAAAATGGTTATCCTATATTGATGACCAACCTATTGGCACGTGCGGCAATCGTTCAAGAATTGCTGAATAATCCAATGCAATTTTATGAATATGCAATCCAAGAAGGTGATACACCGGAAATTGTAGCAGAAAAATATTATGGTGATCCGTTCAAGTATTGGATTGTTTTGTTCTCAAATCAACTTTTGGATCCAATTTGGGAATGGCCAATGTCTTTTAATTCTCTTTTGCAATACATTGATGCAAAATATGCAACTGAAGCAAAAGATGCCGATAAAACACCATATGAATATGTGAACACAACGGTTTATGAATATAAAAAAATCATAACAACAACCGATGGTTACACTGAAATGGCAACAACAAAAGAGGTTTCGATAACAAAAGAAGAATATGATACATTGGTAGAATCAACAAAAACTTATGATATACCAAATCCTCCAGTTGCAAATGGAACAACATGTATAGTGTCAACGACAAAAGGTATTGTCACTCTTTTCGATTATGAAAATGAATTAAATGAATCTAGAAGACAAATTAAATTATTGAATAACAATTATGCTGGTGACATAGAACAACAACTTAAAGCGTTGATGAAGGTTACATAATGTTAGAAAAAACTGAAGTTGCAGGTGGAGATGCGATTCTTGCACCAACAGATACACCAACCGTACAAATAGACGGTCTTATTACGGCTGATGATTATAGCCTTGATGAAGCATATATCATTACATCAAAAGATAATACAAACGTCAAAGCAATGATGGTTGAATTGTCATATTATGAGGATATTTTTAAAGGTGTAACAAGTGGTAGCATTTTACTCAATGATTCTATCAGTTTAATAGATAGACTCGGAATGACAGGTTTTGATTACCTTAAATTAAAATTCAGAAAAACAACAAGAGCATCTGAAGAATCTACAACAGAAAAATATTTTAGGATTTATCGGGTTTCAGAAAGAATTTTAAATAACAACGCATCTGAAACATATACACTACATTTCTGTTCGGAAGAATTGTTACTTTCAGAACAAACAAAAATTAGTAAATCTTATTCGGGTAAAAAAATATCCGAAATTATATACGATATACTTTCCGATAAGCTGAAAATAGATGATAGATATATCAGAATGCAGGAAACTGATGGTCTTTATGATTTTGTAATACCTTACAAAAAACCATTCGAAGCAGTTAATTGGCTTACAAATTATGCCACACCCATCGGTAAGGATGGTGCAGACTTTTTGTTTTATGAAAATTCCGAAGGTTTCAACTTCTATTCTTTACAAAATCTTTTCTCACAGAAAACATATACCACATATGCTTATATACCAAGAAGTGTCGGTTCAACAGTGGGTTCAGCAATAGAAGTTAAAAGCAAAGAACTTGGTAGAAACCTTGTTGGTATAAAATCATATGTGTTTTTAGATACGTTTGATACGTTATATGGAACAGTAACTGGTGCATTTGCGAATAGATTAATTTCTATTGATCCTTTAACAAGAACATTTAGAAATACAACTTTTGATTATTCAACTTATTTTGAAAAAGCTAAAAACCTAAATGAGTATTCTTTGGTGCCAGAAATAAAAAACAGGTTAGGTAAAAAACCAAATGAAAGTTATGATGCAGTATTGAAAGTTATGGTCTCAAACCCAAATCAGAAAAAAGCAATAGGAATAAGTGAACAACCCTGGAATGTAGCAAACGATATTAGGGCTGAAAACTATGTACCCAACAGAACAGCACAACTTTCACTTTCACATTATTCCAGAATCAAACTTGCAGTTTCAGGTGATCCAAACTTAACGATTGGTATGTTGTTGGAGGTTTTTCTTCCTTCGAGTAGAAACATAGATGGTTCAGGACTCGATTCTGGCCAAGAAGACCCATACAATTCAGGTAAATATATGATTACTGCTGTGCGTCATATCATTGACTTTAACAACAAATATGAAACCATTTTGGAAGTAGTCAAAGATAGTTATGGTGCATCTATTGATACTTACGATAATTCTGGTGCCATAGAAAAAGCTATAAGGGGTGATGTATAATGTCAGATTTTAAAAATAGACTCGGACACGACAATTTTGTTTGGTGGATCGGTGTTGTTGAAGATAATGTTGATCCGCTAAATCTAGGACGATGTAAAGTTAGAATTTTTGGTTCACATACAGATAATCTACAAGAAATTCCAACTTCAGATTTACCTTGGACAGTTCCACTAAACTCAGTAAATAATTCCAGAACATTTTCAGTACCAATGGAAGGTGATTATGTTTTTGGTTTCTTTATGGATGGCCTATCATCACAGGCACCAGCTATGCTAGGTGTATTTCCTTCTATACCACAACAAGATGTTGATGCCGTTGCAGGAAAAGGCTTCTACGCTAAAGCCAAATTTACAAATTCAGACATAAAAGAAAATGATGTAGTAAAGCCAGTTGTATATTCGGACACACCTGCAATGAAACCGGTGCGTATTGGTAAGTCTACATCTCCAGCCACAGCTTATACATATAAAGGTACTGGAATCGAAAAGTCTGATAATACAAGAGCGCACGTTTGTGATATACCAAATGTGATTAGATTTCAACAGGCAATAGAAGCATTCAAAAATTCAACCGTTTTTCAAGCAATACGAAAAGCAATTGAGGCTCTAACTTCAGCCGCTTCATCATCACCTCTCGTCACACAAATTGTTGGTGCAATTAAAGTTATAAGATTGTATCTCAAAGAGATACAGAAATTTTTAGATTTTGTAAACAATGTGTTGTTGGAGATTGCTAGATTTATTGCTTATGTGCAAAAAATGATTGCGTGGATTTTAAGTTTACCGGCAAGACTATTGGCATTATTTCAACAATGTATTGCTGAACTATTGAGCGCACTTTCAGGAGCACTTTCTGTTAGTACTAATTCTGGAGGTCTTTTAACTGAAGTTAAAGGACTAATTTCGGATGTTAATAAAACTGTCGGTTCAGCAACATCCATAGTAGCTAATATACAAACTGTTACAACAACAGCACAAAAAACATTGGACCCAAAATCTTACTCGGGAAGAATCTAAATTATGGCAACAGAAGCCCAAATCGAACAAGAATTTATTGCAAAGAAACCTGGTCCTGATTATTCATGGACTGAGCCACCATCCGACTGGAATGCATCAGCACCATTAAATAAGGTTATTGGTTCCGAGTCTGGACATTTTATTGAAATGGACGACACACCAGAATTTGAGCGTATCAGAATTCAACACAGAACAGGCACATTCACTGAAATACAAGCAAATGGTCAACAAATTGTGAAGGTGCTAGGCGACAAATATGAAATTATAGCAAGCAACAATAATGTTCTGATTCAAGGTGTATGCAATATCACTGTGCAAGGAGATTCCGTCTTTAATGTTATGGGTGATGCATATAGTAAAGTTGCAGGAAATTCTTATCAGCAGATTGACGGAAAAACTAAAATTAATTCAACCGGAGATGTTGATATAACTTCGGGTGGTGATATTTCACTTTTTGCTGGAGCAGAAGCAGGTACAGTTAGTATTAGAGCGGCAGAGTCAGTTACTATAAACAGTGATTTGAACGTTTCAGGTTCGATTATATCCAATCAATCTATTTCAGCAGTACAAAACGTAACCGCAGGTATGAAATTAAGTTCAAATCTCGGTATCGACACACTCGGACCAATATTTGGTGCCGTGAGTCTTTGGACACCACTCACACAAGGTTTAATAGTTGCAGATCATATGGGAACTATGGACCTAATTCGTCTGTTGTATAATATGCACATACATATTTCACCAAAAGGCCCAACCGGAACACCGATTCCACTAATGTAATGGAGAATTGAATGGCAGAAAGCGTTTTTAAGAATTTAGGATTTAATTTTGACACCGCAAAGTTCGGTGATGCACAGTATTTGAGTCCACAGGCACAGAATTTTTTGAATTCTGCGCCACTCACAATTACAACGTGGCAACAAAATGACATAGCAAACAATGATACAGCATCGACAAATTACTACAAAAATCCACTTGCAAATGTGTGTACACTCATAACCTCAAATGCGGCTTCAATCTATAATTTTGCAAATACAACTACGTTTGATTTTGCTTCAAATACTGCCGCTTTAATGGCAAATTCAGGCAACACAATTCTTGCTATTTCCGCATTTAAAACACATACGGACAACATTTCAGGCGTTTCGGTAATGACTTCAAATACTGACGTTATTCCAGGTCTTGATACTGCAACAAGCGTTGGTAACTATTTGTTGAGAATTGTGAATAAAACAGACGGTATATCAAATACGACACCTATGTTAGGAAGCATGACTTCCTTGTTTGTTTCAGACGAAGTGTATGCAAATGCGGCTTCAATTTATCAAGATTATTTGACACTCACCACATCTGTTGCACCAAACGGAAATTGTTATATTTCGACAACCGAGTTGAATGCTATAAATGGAAGATTGCAGGTTTTTAATGATTTCCTCGATTACAGAAGAATCTCCGATTGGAATTTCTATGCGAATTCGAACATTATT